ACATTGATAAATACGTAGGAATTACAGCAGATAGTGCTGAAATGAAGTCGAATGAGGAATTAAGAACGTACGGATGGAGAGTAAGGGACGCAAAAAAAGGACCTGATTCAATAAGATTTGGAATCAGTGTAATGTTGGAATTGAAGTTGAATGTTACGTCTAGGTCAGTCAATATAATTGATGAATTTCGTAAATACATTTGGGCAGTTGACAAAGAAGGGAAGGGAACAAATAAGCCAATTGATAAATATAACCATGCCATTGATGGAATTAGATACCATTTTCAAACGAATACACACGCACCAGACGCGCCAAGATTTGCATTTTAATCATGGCAGAAAAACAAGATGTATGGAGACGGATGGGAACAGCGACAAGGGTTTTAAATGCTGAAATCCGTAAGGAAATAATTAGGCAGAAAGCCGTCGACACAACACGCATGAGAAATGTAACGAAAGTATTCAAGTTGAAATGGGACGAAAACAAGGACGACTTCGACATTATATTTGATACAACAACATACTACGACAAAGTGGACACAGCAAGAGCGAGAAAATGGAAAAACGGAAGTATTCCACGAAATATAACAAATGCTTTTTTGAAGCGGAAAAAAGTTGGTGAACAATTAGATAAGTTAATGGAGGTGATATTTGAATATAGAATAGATCAACAATTTAAGTAATGGCAATAACAATAAAAGATTCCCCGCAAATATTCAACCCAGCATTTAACCCAAATTATTGGGTGTTGGATTCGACAAAGAAAAACAACAATTCATTTAGGTATGTAATTGAAGTTGTCATTAACACCGTCACAATTGCGACATATAAAATACGCCCCGTGCCAATTACGGGTTACGGAGTGATTGACATTCAAAAGATTCTACAAGCACAATTTGGCAAGGATGTGAATTTGATTCAATACAGTTTAGCGACAAAGGAGGAGTATATTTTGAACGTTTTGTTTTCAGATTATTCATTCGGTGGTTCAGTTTGGAGTGGATTTTCGGATCCATCAATAAATCCAAATGGTGGAGCAAAAACAATGTTAAAGCATGGTTCAACACAACCGAGTTATTCAATTGGGGATGTAATAACGGTTCAGCAAAATGCAAGTAGTAACTTCAGGGCGTCACTTGAAGGTATTCATACGGTGTTAGATGTTGAAGAGATTAACAATATTTGGTATACCATATTAAATATTAGTTGGATTGGTTCGGGCGGCACATCTTCGGGGACTACATTTTATACAGATGGAAGAAACACAATAGACGACAGCATAACGATTAACGGTTTTAGGTCATTTCGTGGAGCGGTTGGGTTTAAGGATTACATTGATTATGATGGTGCGGATTACACAATAGCCTTAAATCAGCCTAGATTATTATTAACAACTTTGCCCGAAAAAGTTAGATTATCAAAGAAAACACAAAGCAAATTAGCTTTTTACAATTCTCAAATAACCAATCCACTTGTTGAATACCAAACGAATTTAGGTAAATTTAGATATTCAACAAGTGGAGCAGCTCCAAATATTTCTTATGCCAATTCATTCCCTGAGAATAGTTTTATTACAGAATGGTTTACAAATGGAGCGTGGACAAATCAAAACATTCCAACAATTGACCCAAGCGAATTGATTTATTCAGATGTTAGAATAATGGTCAGTGACACTATTTTCTTATCAAAAACATACAGGATTAACTATTATGATGAGTGCGACTTTCACGACACATACGATATTCATTTTTTGGATAGGCTTGGTTCATTAATTACTATTCCATTTTATAAAGGCGCATACATTAGTCAAGTTGTAGATAAAAAAACGTTCACCAATAAGTACGGAAATGTAACAAATGATACTTGGAAATATGACGCCAAAGAGAGGGGAATAACAACTTATAGTAGTGAAGAAAAGCTAACCTACACAGTAAATAGTGGGCAACTTTCTCAAGTTGAATCGCAATATATGAAGGAGTTAATTAGTTCGCCAGAGGTTTATGTTTCAATTAATGGCGGTGATTTGGAAGCGATACAAATAGTTTCCTCTAACATTCCATTGCACTTGAAGCGCACCGAAAGAGATAGAAAGTATTCAATAAAATTTGTTAAATCAGTACAAGATAACATCAACTCATGACAGAAATTCAACTAGAAAATGGGTTCTTAAATTTGCCCGAAAACGTTAATTTCCCAATTACAATCTCCTTCAATGACTTAAAGGACGGTAGCCGTTCAGGAGGTTATTCCAAGACGATTGAATTAGATGGAGATGGAAACAATGCAAAATTATTAGGTTACTATTTTGACATTGATTTGAGCAGTAATGATTTTGATCGTAACGCAAAAACAGAAGCAACGGTTTTGCAAAATGGTTCGGAAGTGTTCACGGGTTACATTCAATTAATGGAGATTAAGCGAATTAACGAGGGCTCAAACACAGGCAAAAACATAATAAAATATGTAGTTTCTGTTTTCGACGAGGTATCAAATTTCTTTATTGAAATGGGAGAAAAGGAGTTGTCCGATTTGAGTTTTCCAGAATTAACACACGTTTTTAATCGTGCAAATATTATCGATTCATGGGACAATTTAAGTGGATTCGTTTATCCAATCTTCGCAAAGAATGGAGTGGTTTATACATTGAAAGATTTTAAACCTGCAATTTATGAACTGGATTATTTGAAGAAAATATTTGAATTTAACGGCTACACTTTTACATTTGATGAGTTTCAAAATTCAACTATTAGATTTGATAAAAGAATAATCCCTTTCAATGGGGAGGGCGCAAATGCGCAGGTTATTAGCGAATTGAAGGAACAGTATACCGTAAAAGGTGAAGGAAGTTATTCAGGAGAAAATGAATATTTTAACGTATTTCTTTCAAATCCAGCACCATTAAATACATACTTGAATGCAATTACACCGCTTACATTAACAGAACTTCAAGATACGCAAAATCAATGGTTGACAAATACATACGACAACAAGGCGGGAAATAACACTTTATTAACCACTATCGCAGAATTTGACTACTCGGTAAATATCAAAGCAAAAACACTAGCAGGAAATGATACGGCATTTTTCATTTCATTTGATCCTTCATTTTCTCAAGTAGATAGAATAGATTTCGTCACTACATTAATTATTAGATCAAAAACAAACGAAAACACATACGGAATTTTAAACACGCAAGTTATTGCGTCCTATAATGCAAATACTTCATTTTCAAATGGTTACTCGCTCCTTGCTAGCGGTCAAAATGCAAGCTCAATAGATGTAGGTGAGTTTGATTTAGGGGAGGATATGGAGATTGTTCCAGTCACAACAATTAGACAATATTACAATAATCAAGAAATTTCGACTGGGCTTGTTAGGTTTTCCGATGGTACTAACGATGTTTACATATCTTTAGAGACAAATTTAACCAATGTAAAGGCTAAAATAACGCCAAATATTGAAGAGCTTCAAAAGGGTTCAATTGTAAATGTGGATGGATTTATTCCGAAAAATGTAAAGCAAAAAGATTTAATTTCGAGTATTGCAAAATCATATAATTTAATCTTGATACCTTCAAAAGATACCGACAAAGAAATAAAAATCGTCACTAGAGATAAATATTATTCCGATGGTGAACTTTGGGATTGGACGGATAAAATAGCGGAGGATCAAGAAAATAATATTGAATTTCTATCAAATAAAAGAAAGAAAAAACAAACATTTGCATACAAAGAAGATAAAGATTTTGTGAATGAAGGCTACCAAGAAAAACACAAAGAGACGTACGGTAAAAGTTCAATAACATTAGACAATGAGTACACCTTGGATAGTGACAAAACGGAATTAATTTACTCACCCACTCCATCAATTAAGAGCGGGTTAAGTTTTCCCCTTCCATCAATTAACGGAATAACACCAAAAAATAACATTCGTATTTTACTGAACAATGGAAAAAAAACGACGTGGGAGTTCCCATTTTACGATAGTGTTCTGCCAACGGGCAACGCAATAAACACAGGCTTCTATCTTGACACCTCTATGTTTGACAATGACGCAGAGCCAAATTTCAGCATTTGTTTTGACGCTCCAAAAACCTTATTTCATAGTTTCCAAAATTCGCAAACTAGCAATTATTTGTATAATTTGCACTATCAAAATGAGGTTTCAAATATAAATGAAGGCGAAACATTGACCGCTTACTTTAATCTCAATGAAGGCGATTTTCAAAGGTTATCAAAATTATTGAATTGGAAAATATATATAAAAGATAACGGCTACTTTTTTGTTTCATCAGTGCAAAATTACAACGCGAATAAAACTACGCTAACAAAGGTAGTGCTGATAACAGCGGACGATTCAAGAAGTTTGAAATTCATTCCGCAAATCGGAACAAATACAGCAGGACCATTAGATCCATTTCTTGGTGGAGTTGGTGGATTCTTGAACGGCGTAAATGATTCAACAAATACCGTTTTCAACTCCACAAATGTAGCAATCAATGGACTTTATAACTTTGTTAGCAACGCAAATAATGTATCGATTAACGGAGATTTAAACACCATTTTAGCTTCAAATGTTCAGGTGGTGGGAAGTCAAAACTTGCTCAAGCAAGGCTCTGAAAGTTCAAAGATTATAGGAGATAACGGAACTTTTGAAAAGCCTAATATTTACATTAACAACCTACCAAGTGGACAAAATGGAGATGTACTGTATAAAGCTGACATTTCACAAGTTGGGACGAATATTCCAGTTATTTCAGAGTATATAAATAAAGCTAACTTAACTATAACAGCATCAATAAAATCTGCAGGATTTTATAAGCTATCTGGATTCGACGGTAATTTAATGGGGAAAATTGAATTTGCTTTTAATGGTGAAATAGGAGTGAATAAGTTTGAGTTCGCGTCAAGTCCTGGCGATTCAAATATTTTTGAATTTTACACGAAAAACGCTAGTGGCACGCCGACAAATGGCATATTAGTAGTTGACCAAAAAAACATTATAACAATCTACAAATACGACTAAGATGGCAGAAGATAGGCAAATTAAAATCAAAATCAAATCAGATAACTCGTCGTTAACGGATTTGATAAAAGAGGTCAAAACATTAAGGGAAGAATTAAATAAAGCAACTGATCCGAAAGAAGTAGAGCGCTTAAATTCTGAGTTCAAAAAGACGAATAAGCAACTCCAAGACATTGAAGCAACCACTAAAGAATTTACATTAAGTCAAACATTTGAAGAAGTGTATGGTGATATTCAGCCATTGTCAGGAAGGCTAGGGGAATTGGAAGATAGGATGTATGAGCTAGCACTTGCAGGGAAAGCGAACACCACAGAGTTCAAATCTTTGCAAGTTGAAGCTAGTTCAATGCGTAAAACAATTACCGACGTTGACAAGCAAGTTGACTTGTTAGCGGACAACAAAGGGATGTCGATTTTCTCCGCTGGTATTTCCGAAGTTGGCGATTCGTTGTTTAGATTGGATTTTGAAAGTGCTGCGATGCAAGCAGGGAATCTATCCGCTGCAGCAAGTAAAATCTCATTTAAAGATGCTATTGGTTCGTTAAAGAATTTGGGGAAAACATTCATGTCATTAGGGAAAGCATTGTTAACAAATCCTTTCTTCTTGACCGCTGCAATTGTCGGGGCTATTGTGGTGGCGATAGGGTTATTAATGGATGAAATGGGAATCTTGGAAAAGGTATTCGATGCTATTGGAGATGCGGTTGGTTTTGTAATTCAGCAATTAAAAGATTTGTTGGATTGGTTTGGGGCGACTGATTACGCAGGTGAAGATTACGCAGCAAATCAAATAGAGAATAACAAAAAATTAACCAAATCTTACACTAAAAAAATGAATGCGGTTACTTCAGGACTTGATCACGAAATTGCAATGCTTCAAGCTCAAGGAAAAGATACCGAACAATTGGAAGTTAATAAGTTAATAATGCTTCAAGCGTCAGCAGAAAAACGTTTAGAGATTGCTAAAAATACAGCGTTAAATATTATAAAAGTTCACGGAAAAGACAGTGAAGAATATAAGGAACAGGTTGAAGCTATCAAAGATTTAGAGGTTGAGGTGCTTAATTCTGGTCGTGCCATTGAGTTAATAAATGTTAAGCAAGACCAAGAGAGTAAAGAACGAATAAATAAAAACGAAACAGATAAAGCAAAAGTAAGGGAAGAAGCAGAGGTAAAGCGCAAAGAAAAACAAATAGCAATCGCAGAAGCTCGTTTAAATGCTGACCGAATGATTCAGGAATCAAACATACAAATGATTGCTGACGAAATGGAACGTGAAAGACAACTAAGCGTATTCAAAGAGGGTATTGCGTTTGATGACTTAAACCGTGAGCATTTAACTGAACAACAAATAGAAGATTTAAAGGTTCAACACTTAGCTAAATTAAAAGCTATTCAAGACAGTTTTGATACTGAAAAAGAATCTATTGCATTAGCTAAAAAAGAAAAAGATACAAAAGATCAAGCAACCGCAGAACAATTGTTATTTGACCAAAACAAAAGATTAAGGCAACTTAATTTAGAGCAATCAGAATTAGACCGAGAGCTTGAAATTGAAGCAAAAAAAAAATCGTACGATGAAGATTTTGAATTAGCTAAGGGTAATGCGGAGCTAACAAAAAAGCTTGAACAAAAGTTGTCAGACGACATAACGAAAATAAAAAGCGATGCAAATAAAAAACAAGAATTAAATGATGAAATATTTAATTCGGCAATAAAGCAAGGTAAGTTGTCGCTAACAAGTGATATTACATCTTTAGTTAGTCAAGCAGCAGGTGAGGGAAGCACAGCAGCAAAAGCTGCAGCAGTAGCGCAAGCAACGATAGATACTTATTTGTCTGCTCAAAAAGCGTTCACGTCGCAATTAATACCTGGTGATCCAACATCTCCAATAAGAGGGGGTTTTGCTGCTGCTGCTGCAATTACTTCGGGACTACTTAATGTGAAAAATATACTATCCGTAAAAACTCCAAGCGGTGGAGGTGGTGGTTCAATTTCTGCACCTCCTGCGCCAACAATAGGCACAAGTTTAGACTCCCCAAGTTTAGACTTTAATGACAATGAGGGTGCGCCGAGTGGAGGTGGTGGTGGTTCAAATGGCAATCAAAAAATCATGGTTGTGGATTACACCGACATAGAAAATAAAGGTAATGAGATGCAAAAACTAAAAGAAAGAGTAACTTTAAATTAAAATAAATAAAATATGATAACATACACACACAACGAAAAAGAGTATAAATTGCGAAATGATGCAAACGAGGTCAATTTAAAGGAACTTGGACAGGTGAGCGCCATAATGAATGAATCCGAAGATGGCTATTTGTCTAGGTGGATAAAGGTGGTTGACCTGCTAGGCTCGAAAGGGTTAAGCGATGTAATTAGTCAAGACGGATTAACCGAATTTATTAATAATTTTGAGGTAGCAAATGTAAAGAGTGACATTGTGAAAGAAATTGAAGTGAACGGAATAACTTACAGCCTCTTAGTAAATAATGGTGAAGTTGAATTATCAGCAAAAGAAATGAGTTTAATTGAGGACAGGATTAAATTAGGTGGAAATTGGGCGTCGTTTGTTTTTGCTTTGATATTTAAACAAAGTGGAATGTCAAGAGTTGACAATTTTAGTTCTGCGCACATTGAAAAGAAAGCGAAGATATTTGAAACAGAAATTACTGCGGATATTGCATCGCCGATAATTTATCAGCTCAACAAGAAAATTGTTGAATCAATCGCCAAAATGACCAAGCTACATGCTGAGAGTAAGGCAGTATAAAGAATTACATTCTGAGCAACCACAAAGTGTTTTCTATAAAATGATACACTTTGTGGCTGTTATCAATGACATTGACCCATCAGATGTGGAGGATTGGAATAGTGATGAATTAGTAAAGGAATACGATAAGTGTAGTAAGTTATTGAAGGTATCATACAACTACTCCAAATCTATAACTATTGACGAAACCGAACTATCTTTAATCGATTTTACATCTATCACATTAGGGCAATTCATTGACATAGAATCTTATATTTTAGAGGATTATTTGGGTAACATTGATAAAATTGCATCAGTCATTTACCTGCACCAAGTAGAGGGTAAAATGTTTGAAAGCATAACTGAAAATTATTCAAAAGTAAATATTAATTATCGTGCGTCACTAATCAGCGAATTGCCTATTCAATCAGTTTTAGGAGCTATAAATTCTTATCTAACATTCCGATCAAAATTCTTTGAAAGTTACGATTTATTTCACAATCCTTTAGAGGGCGTGGATGAATCAAATATGGACGATGAAGAAAAGGAGTTGTACAATGAAGAGAAAACAAAAGTTGACAAAGAAAAAACTACACAATATATGAGAGTTGTTAATGACTTGTCAAATGATGACTTAACAAAATTTGACGACATTTTAAGTACAAATTTATTCTTAGCATTTAACCAGTTGACTTACATCATCTCAAAGAAATCAATCAAAAAGTAAAATAGTACATCTATCATAGATGGAAGAACTTGCAACGTACTACGTAACTTTACGCCCAGTTGAAAAAAACGGGAAACCAGCGTTTGGAACTAGAAATATTGCGTATGTGAGCGACCCAGCTATTGAAGAAGTAGGCGTTTATTTGTCCGAAGCTGACAAGAAAATTGTAGCAAACGAGAAAGAGCAGGACGCAATATTAAAGCACCTTGAATCATGCGGAATTGAGAAACCCGAAGCATGGAAAGAGGTAAGCGAAGACGAATATTTGTCGGCAAAAGAAGTTAACCTAACCACCGACCCAACAGCTAGAGAAAGTTTTAACGATGTTCAGAAAAAAGGTGGAGGTGGTCAATGGCTTGTGCGTTATTCGTACAAAGGTCCATCAGATAACCGAAATAGAAGTTTTTGTGCTAAAATTATTTCACTTGGTAGAATATACACCGAGGAAGAAATTAAGAATGGATTAAGCAATTCTAAGTTTGGAAACTATTCCATATTTGACTACAAAGGTTCATACGGTTGTCGTCACACTTGGAAGCGACAAATTTACTTTGAGGATTACGAGGATGGCGAAACTAGGAAAGTTGGATTTGTTCCGCAAGTCGTATCTAAATTAGACGACCGAGACGCAACAACATTAAACGCTTTTTTATCTAAGGACGAGAAAATGCAAGTTGTTGCGCCATTGTTAATTCCAGAGCGTGACGTGTTCAGAAATGACGAAATCGGACGTTATAACATGAGGTTTTCAAACGAAACAATTGTTGAACTTCAATCACTTGCAATTGAAAACAAATTATTTGATAAAAAGGATTTATTCAAAGATACACATGATGGAGGGGTTGCACCTTCGTACGTTATTGACCAATGGATAACACAAAACGAGAATGATAAGGCTTATACAGAATTTGGATTTAATCTTGCTAGAGTGCCTATTGGCAGTTGGATAGTGGCAAGTCAAATAACTGACAAGAACTATTGGGAAAACGAAATTAAACTAAATAAAAAATATGCCTATTCGATAGAAGCATTAATGAATTTAACCATAATAAAAATGAACAAAATGGAAGATACAAATTTGAAATTACCAGATGGTGAACACATCATCGATGGAAAAGTTTACGTTGTAAAAGACGGTGAACTTAAAGAGGTGCAGGAAATTACCGAAGACCAAGAAGAAAAGGTTGAAGAGGTAATGGAAGACAAAGCCAAAGAGGAAGGCTTGGAAGAAAAACCAAAAGAGGAAATGGCAACTGAGGAAAAACCAAAAGAGGAAATGGCGGAAATTCCAACCGATGAAAAACCAAAGGAGGAAATGGCGGAAATTCCAACCGATGAAAAGCCAGCATCTTCAATAGAAGAAAGAATGTCAGCTATCGAAAAGACAAATGAGGAATTGCTGCAAATGATAGCTGACAAAAACGCCGAAGGAATGGAGGAAGATAAATCAGAACAAGAAATTCAAATGTCCGACAAACGTCCAATGTGGAAACGTATTTCTGACGGGTTAAATTACATAAACAATAACAATTAAAAACGAGTAAAAATGGCTAAAGATTTAAAAATTAATTTAGGCGCTAAATCATTTCACCTTTCAGAAGAAGACTTCACAAAGGGTATCGCAATGAACAAGGAGGGCAAGGAAGTAAACATGGCAATGACCGTGGATGCTACTGCTGAGTATGCAACAAATTCTCAAGAGTACTTTAGACGCGCGCTAATAGGAGAGGAAAAAACTCGTTCAAAGTTTAGGGCTTTGTTGGGAGTGAAAGACCTTGTAAAATTAGGTACTGTTTCAATGTCTGCAATTCAAGTTAGACCCGGAGCAACTGACCCGAATTTTGACAATTCAGAAGCGTCTCAAAAAGAGTTTAGAGTTAAGCCATTAATGGCAGCAACTTCAATTGATATTCGTGAGCTAGAATTAGCGTTTATGTCTGACCAATTAGCGAAAGGAAGTAATTCTTTTTCTGATAAGTTTGAGTTCATGAACTTCTTCTATTCTCAATTAGAGGAAAAAGTAACTGAGATTGTGGAGAAAATCACTTTCACAGGTACGGTTGCGGCAAATGGAGTTGACGGATTAGAAGTAACAATGGCAGCAGATGCAGCGGTTCTAAAACCAACAGCTGGAAATGGTGGCGTGGCTAGTGCAGTAACAAGTGCAAATGTAATTGACAAGTTGAAGCAGGCTAGAGATATTATAACGGGAGTGAATGATGGGGCGGTAAGAGATTTACCAGATTTTACATTTATTGTTTCTAAAAATGTTTACGATGCTTTGGCGGATAGTGTTTCTGAGAACAAAGCAAGTGGCTTGTACTACATTGAAGGAGACAATTTAGCGTTCCAAGGTATTCCAATTTACAAAGCACGTGGGGCTTCTGCAAATGTAATCATTGCGACTTACTGGAGTAACTTACTTAACATTCAAGATTTGATGGATGAAGAATTAGGTTTTAATATTGTTGACTTTATGAAGACAACTTTGCAAAGAAAAATCGGTGTAAGGGTAGATTTTAAATTCTTACCTTCTTTCGTTAATCCAGAAGAAATTTATTTTCACAAAGCATAAGTTTTAATAGGGTGTGTTAATTCACACCCTATTTATTAATCACTAAAATATAATAAAATGGCAGCGTGTAACACGATTACAGGAATACCAAAGGACTGCGGAGACAACAATCTAGGTTCAATTCGATTGGCTTTAATTACAGACTTCGATAATGTTGAAGCCTTAACGGTTTCGGATGCATCAGACCCCGACGCAGATGGCGAGGTTACAGCGGTAACAATGAAGACAGGTACATTATTTGAATCTTTCAAATTTGCAAAAGATACAAGTATGTTCACACAGGAGTTGGCAGTAGATTTGGTTGCAGATACCCATTCGTGGTCGCAAACTATTGAGCTAGGATTTAGACGAATTGATTTGCGTAAAAGAAATGCAATAATGCTACTTGCAGAAGGTAGACGTGATTTAATTTCAATTGTGCAAGATGCAAATGATGACTATTGGATGCTAGGGAGTGACCAAGGTTTACGCCTTAGCGCAAATTCAGCAACTACAAATAACACAAGGGCAGCAGGTCAACAAATGCCTGCCACATTAACGTCTGAAAGCGAACGTTATATGATGTATAAAGTTGACAAAACTATTATTGCAGCGTTACTTATAGCGGCAACTTAATTTATTTAAGGTGGGCGAAATTCCCACCTTATTATTATCTTTGGTATATGAGCAACATAGTAATTAAAAAAGGTATAAAGAATAATTTGGTGGTAACACTATCTGAAAGAAGTAGGTTAATAAATCCTTATTTCTTAATGATTATAACAAGTAAATTTGATAATAGCATAACACAAGTAAGCGTGCTAAATTCAGCTGTTAGCAATCCAAGATACAACATTTTAGAAATTGAAGAAAAGACTTCGCCAGTTAACTTAAATTCAGAGGTTGAATTGGTTACTGGTGAACACGATTATAGAGTTTACGAAAGTGTAGATCAAACACTTGATGTTAATCAGACAACTAACAGAATTTTACAACGTGGTTTAATTATCGTAAAAATATGAAATTATTTAATTTTTCAAAGCCGAAAAAACCAATCAAAACTGAAAACAGAGAGGTAGAGTGTTTTCGTTCCATCAATACAGAAGGACAAGATTTATCCCAGCCATTTGTTGACGACTATTATAATAGAGGTTATTCATGGGTATTTTTTGGAGAAAATAACCTTTACCCACAAGTTTTAAATCAGCTTTATATTTCCGCGCCAATGCATCAAGCTTGCTGTAACTTTAAAAAATATAGCGTTATTGGAGATGGATTTGAATTTATTGGTTACGATAAATTAAACACTTCTCAAAAGATAGCTTTAAAGCAATTTGAAACAATATCTAACTTCAAAAGTGCTGTAACCGCTGGAGTTTTAAATTGGGTAAAGCATGGTAGAGCAATAGTCTTGTTAAGATACAATGAAGCAACCAAATGTTACACGCATTTTAAAATGGTTGACCCCGAAGATTTCAGAAACGATCACATTGGATTATTTCAAAACGAACCTAAAAACTACTTTTATTCTCGAGACTGGACAAGGTCGACAACGTCTGGAAAGTTCACGCCTTATTCACCATCAAACAAGGATGAATGGCAAGTATTAGAGATACGCAACGATGTTGGAGGCTTTAAGGCGTACGGTATGCCTGACTGGATTTCAAGCGCAAATTGGGCAAATGTTGGAGCGGACACTTCGCTACTTCATAAGTCTGCAATCGAGAATGGAATCCAACCATCAGTGATCTATAAATATCCGTACATAATGTCAGACCAAGAAAGGGTTGACTGGGAAAATGGAATGCGAAAGAATGCAAAGGGAGCTAAGAATTACGGTCGGGCAATGAAGGTTGAATCTCTTTCAAAAGACCAGTCGCCAGATATTGAGGTTGTCAAAACAACGGATAACCACAAATTATTTGAGCAAACCTCAAAAGAATACAAAGAAGAGGTAGCAATTTCGCATAACATTGACCCTATCCTCATGGGTGTTAGGGTTGCGGGAAGTTTGGGAGCGACAGAAGAAATTGAATTTTCAGCAGGACAATTTGAGAAAATATGGTTAAATCATAATAGAGATATTATAGAGACTTTCTTTCAAAAAATAATTACAATTTGTGATTTAAAAGTTCAGTTTAAAATTAATAAAACTGAGATTATAAATAAAAGTAACGGCGAAAAAACTAATGGCGGTGCTGAGGAAATGAGCGAACAAAAAAACACGACAAACGATAATCTTAAAGGATTATCCGCTAAAGAGAATAGCGACATTTACAGAATAGTTAGAGACTACCACAAAGGCAGGTTAAATAAAGCTATTGCTAAAACTAGGCTAATGGCTTACGGAATGGGCATAGAAATAGTTGAAGAAATTTTAAAAGAGGAAACATGATTTATTTCGTAACTGAACAATTCTTAAAAGAAAAAACCGCAATTACACAAAACGTAGACGCAAAAGATTTAGCGCCCTATATTTCGCAGAGTGTTAAGACCTATATTAAACCCATTTTAGGCTATCGGTTTACGGAAGATTTATTAACGAAATACAACGCAAATTCACTAAGTGCTGACGAAATGGAGCTAGTGGAATTTATTCAGTACATGGTTGCATTTTATTCTGCTTATGATGCAATTCCAAACATTTCATTTAGGGTTTCAAATAAAGGTATTCAGTCACAATTTGGAGACTATTCCAATAGTGAGGGCGTTGCTACCGTGGAATACATACGTAACAACGTGTTGAAATTTGCAAAGATAAATGAGGGTGAATTAAGAGATTTTCTTGCATTATACAAAGCTAAATTCCCTTTGTACTTAGACAAAATAAACCAAGAAATGACACCGCCAGATTTTGAAATTAATCCACGAACAGACACAACATGGCTATAAATACACTTGTAACATTAAGAGATGCTATTCAAGATTTTGTTGATGGTCACGGTCAATTGCAAAGGGTTGTCTTTGAAGCGGATGACCATAGAAGCGCATACATAACGGAAGGGAAAACTTTTCCGATGATGTTTGTCGCTCCAATAGATGTTGTCGAAGGTAGCGCAGTTTCAACGCATAGGCTAAAAGTGTATGTGTACGAGAGAATTAACCATGATAGACTGGATGTATGGGAAAATGCAAATGATACTTCTTTGATATTTAGAGATTTAATAGTTTGGTTTAATTCTTATTCCGATGGTGACATAAACATAATTGAGGACCCAAGCGCAGAATTTGGGAGTGATAGAGAATTAGATAATTTGGTTGGTTACTTTGGAGATGTTCAATTTGAGACCCCCTCTCATGGCAGGTGCGATGTACCTATAAATGTAACACCAATTCCACCGCCAATTTGTGCTAGTGGTGTTGTGAATGTGAACAAATCGGATGGTGAATTAATTAGTTCCGTAACGGTTGCAAGTGGTGAAATAGAGCCTTATAATGTAGCCAATTCACCTATTGACATTGGGGGGAATGTATTTAGTTTGCAAGCCACTGAGAGTCTTAATTTAGGCTTAATAGATACGGACAATAACACACCAACAACCTCGATAGTAGGTAGTAATATAGTTTTTTCTGATGATACTTATAACGTAAATGTGGATGGTGTTTTGGTGCAAACTTTTGACGCACCAGCATTTGAGGATTTAACAATTAATTTAAACATATAATGGCAATAATCGAAATAAACGCAACAATTACCGAAAGAGGGCAACTTGTCAAAGTAACTGAGGACGGAAAAACAGGTTATAGATTAAGAGATGCAGGCCCTGCAAATCACGGAGATATTGGAGAGAGTGCAATTGACTTGTCTATTCAGTCTTCTCCAAGCACCACAAGAGGTGCAACAGGAGATAATTCAATTGCAAGTGGTCTTAATTCAACTGCTAGTGGTGAGGGTTCAATTGCTAGTGGATTTGACACTTTTGCACGTTCATACGCTGAGTTTTGCGGTGGAACATACCCAGTTGATTACACTCCAATTTCACCAACACTATTCAATTTACTTGACCGATTAGTTAATTTTGGAAATGGTATTAGTACAAGTGCCCGCTCCAACGCTTTCACCATCTTAAAAAACGCACAAACGTTAATTAATGGAGGGCAGGCAAACGTTCACACGTCTGCACAATTGCAAATTAATTCAACGGACAAAGGTTTTCTAATGCCACGTATGACAGAAGCGCAAAGATTGGCTATTGTTACTCCTGCAATTGGTTTACAAGTTTTTCAAACGGATGCAGTTAGTGGTGTTTACATTTTCAAAGCAGGAGGTTGGGTTAAGGTTTCAACTGAAAAAATTGACACAAAAACCACAGTAACAACTTACAATTTAAGTGCAATAAATTCAAATGTTTCACCACTATTTACGAGTGGAACAGCGGTAACTGTTACAGTCGATGCAGGATTACCAATAGGTACTACATTCACACTCGCCCAATGGGGAGATGGTGAGGTTACAATTGTAGGTGCAACAGGTGTAACGCTTAGATTTCCACCGAGTGAACTTGCAGTAGCAGGTGAGAAATACAGTTGGATAGAAATAAGAGTAATTGATACTGACGAAGTAGCAATAATTGGGAGATTAAAACTAGCGTAATGAGAGGAATAATAGCAAGTAGCAGGATAAGGTTGTCTTTTCTTTTGGACGATTATTCGGGGGCAAAATTAGCAGTTTCATTAAGGAAATTGAGGGGGTTATATTCAGGTTCTGCAATTCGCGTGAGAAGGTCAAGTGATAATTTAGAATCAGATATTGGTTTTGTTAATAATGTTTTAGATATTGTAACTTTAGAGGCTTTTGCGAGTGGAGCAGATGCTTTTATTACAATAGTTTACGGTCAAGATTTAGTAGGAAACAACGCAGTTCAAACAACCGCAAGCAAGCAACCTCAGATAGTAAGTAATGGAAATGTTATCTTAGAAAATGGTAAGCCAGCTATGTACTTTGACGGAGTAAATGATTATTTCACTACATCACTGCCTTTTTCGGATAACGCATATTCTTTTGTTGTGGACAAAATGGAAGCAACTGTTTTTCCTATAATTTTAGGTTCTAGTTCAGGAGGTAATAGGTTTCTACTTTTGGAATCAAACGCTTTAAATT